TTTTTAGCCCACTCCCACATTTGTTGTAATCCACTATACATTGAAGTTTTATATTCAAACTCTAATATATCTATTGATTTTTGGTATGTTGGGATTGAATGTTTAACTTCATGTCTTGCTTCATGGTGTTGAACTTCAATATCTTCACCTATTACTTTACATAATAGTTTATTAACATCATTAATTGAAATTTCTTCAATACCCCCTAAATTAATAATTTCTTTACTAGCTTCAGGTTTGATTGCAGCCTTCCATAAAGGTTCAATTGAATCATCAATAAAACTAAATGCTCTAGTTTGTTCACCATCTCCAAATATACTCATAGGCATATTATTTAAATGTTGGTACATCCAAATACCTAATACATTTCTATATTTATCCCAAATATTCTGTTTAATACCATATACATTGTGGGGTCTAATAATACACCAATCTAAACCGTGTTGTTCACCTGCTATCTGAATATCCATTTCACAAGCGTATTTTGCTACTCCATAAGGATCAATAGGTGAGGGTTGTTGTGTTTCATTAAATATTCCCCCATCACCATGACCATACACCGCAAGAGTTGACGTAAATACTAGTCTTTTAACGTTATGTTTAATACACTCATTAACGATGAGCGCTGTTGCCTTTAAGTTATTATCATAGTTATATGCGCGTATAAACGGGGATAAACCTTCAGCTGCATACGCAGCAAAGTGAAATACATAATCAGGTTTATTATTTTGAAAACAATTTTCAATTGGGTGTTCTGTAATATCCATCTGCCAAAAATTTACTTTTGGGTTTATATTTTCTTCATGTCCCCCACTTAAATCATCAATACCTACTACTTCATATTCTGGTTTGTTTTCGATAATCCAATCTGCTAATCTACTTCCTAATAATCCTGCTACTCCTGTAATTAATATTGTTTTTTGTTTTCTCATTATTTAATTTAATAAAGTTGTATAGTAGTTATTTTGCTTTTCTTGTCGTTTAATATCTTTTGGATGGTATAAAGCCCATTCTTCTTCCATTGGAAGGTGTGCAAAAGTTTTATGCCCTTTAATTACTTCATGAACTTTGTTCTCCCACTTTATTTCAGATGTATTTTTATAAATTCTTGTTTGAAAATCAGGCCAATTAATCCACCCATCTTTATTTATGTTCCATCTCCATTGATCAATATGTTTAGGTGTTAATCCTTCTACAGTATTAACTCTAGGGACTGCATAAAGATCAACTGTTGGGTTTTGTTCTAATAGTTGTGGGAGATTTTCTATAAGATTTTTGTTTAATACTTCATCAGCATCTATTTGAAATATATAATCTCCTTTACAAGCTCTAGATAATCTATTTTTCCAATTAGCAAAATGATTATTGAATATATCTTCAACTAAAGTAATATAATCATTAGAACTTAATTTATGTAAGTACCCCACTAATTCTGATGTTGGAGTGTTTTTAGATAAATCTACTAATACTACAACCTCATCCTCGTTTCTTTTATTTTTTAACAACAGTGAAAGAAGTTTTTGTATTTCAACAAATTCATCACATACTGTTATAGCGTAGCTTATTTTCATTTAGAATTTTAAATTATTAATATAATATAATAATTGGTCTTTAGGTTTCCAACCTAAAATATCCTGAGCTGTAATATCAGTACATAAAGTTTTTCTATAATTACCTGGTTGGTCTGAGATGTAGTTTATAGCACAGCCTGTTTTTTGTTGAAAAGCTTCTGCTAATTCTTTAATAGAATAATTAACTCCTGTTCCTAATTCCCAAGCTTCAATTGATGATGGTCGTTGAAAATCAGCTTCACCTGTATAAAAATTAGATAAACCAATTCTATATAAACCATCTACAATATCATCAACATGGGTAAAATCTCTTCTTTGTAACCCATCACCGACTATTTCAATTGGTGCTTCTTTACTAATTCTAGATCTCCAAATACCAATTACGTTACCATTTTTTTCATCCAGAGGTTCGCTAGGACCATACACATTGTAAAATCTACAAACTTCAATATTTACCCCAAAGGATTCTTTATATAAATTACATACGCCTTCACCTAAATATTTATACATTGCATATGGTGAAGTAGCTGGGTTATGGTGTTTGGAAGATGAACCTGCATATACAACTTTTGCTCCTATTTCTGATGCAAATTCACAAACAACTTCAGTTCCTTTTATATTTACTCTAAATGTTTCTGATGGGTCATCAAATGAAGGTTGTACTCGGGATTGGGCTGCTAGATGAAATATTAGATCATAATCTTTATTAGTATTATATATTGTTTCAATATCACCTATAAAATATTCTACTGATGGTAAATGATTATTTCTAGTGCCTGTAGCATAATTATCTAATGAATGAACATCATGTCCTTCTTTAACTAATCTTTCAATTAAATTTACACCAATAAATCCAGCTCCCCCTGTTACTAATATTTTCATTATACCTCAGCAGTGAATATTCCTATATAATCTAAAGCTTCTATATAATCTTTTTCATCAAATTCCTTCATGTTAGTCATATCCATCCTCCATTCATAAAATTTATTTTCTTTTCCAGGTATTGGGTATTTTTCCTTTTCTTCATCTTTAACTTTAACGGCTAAAACAGCTGACCAATTCCAACTAGATGAGGATTTACCATTAGCAAATACCATTCCTTTTTCAGGAATATTGACAGTTGAAGGCATCCAAATCTTACCATTTTCATCTTCACCCATTAATTCTTTATATAAATTAGGGAGTAATTCCATCTGTTCTTCAAAAAATTGAGTATCTTTTACTAGTAAACTATTAGTAATAAACCCACACCCATAACAAGAGTAGTTTTTAACAGTCTCATTAACTTCTTGTACGTAGCATGCATCTGAGCTACATCTATCGCATTTTATTAGATTATCCATATTTTATTGTAGTTGTGGTAGTTTTATAATTTTTGTTTCTGGTAATTTTAATTTTACTGTAGTTGGGATGTCTATTTTACTATCTAAAATTTGTAATAATTCTAATTTCATAGCTTCATAGCTAAAATTCTTTCTTAAATTCTTACCTTGAGTTTTTGATTTTGGTAACCATTCTTTATAATTTTTCTTAACATCTTTTAAGAAATGACCTAAATGTCCATGATCTACTTCAAACCATTGAGATCCTTCAATTATCATATCCTTCTGTTGAGCTGAAGGGTGTACATCTGATAATTTACCCCCCATTAAAGGTGTTAATTTTGGATTTAAGAAATCTATATGTCCACTCCACCCTGTAGTTAATACAGGTTTTCCAGTTAAAGCAAATTCAAGTAATGGTCTTCCAAATCCTTCTCCTTTAGTAGGCATAACCATTGCTTTTACTTTAGGGTGATTATATAATTCATTCATATCTTGATTTGACATATCACCATGAATTAAATAAATATTTGGAAGTTTATTACCAGGTATAGATTTACGAATTGAACTTATTCTTTTTAATACTTCTCTTCTATCCATATGTGATCCTTTACCTATACTGGTTTTTAGAATTAATGCTGGGGAGTTAGATTTATTTTTAAATACTTCGTAAAATGCTTTAATTAATAATCCTACATTTTTTCTATCTTGTCCTATATCCCCAGATAACCAATGTCCCACAAATAAATAAGCAAATTTCTCAGGTATATCGTTTATATGGTCAAATAGTTCTACATTGTCAAATTCTTTAATATTTTTATAAACATCTAAATTAGCACCTTCAAATAATACTTCAACTGGTGTTGTACATTGGAGAGGTTGTTTTTCTCCTGTTTGTTTATTCTGTATTTCGTATTTAGTTATTTCAAATACTTTTTTAGAGTGTTCTGATGAAGTTAATATTAAATCCATTCTATTACATCCTTCAATCCATTGAGGAGCACAAGCTGTTGTTTCAATCCCAGCTGTTAAACCAATATTATAAATTCCAACACTTTGAAATTCATTAGGTACTGTAATTTGACACCAAATATCAGGTTTACTTTCAATTTTTGATACTATATACTTACTCATAAACTCCCACTCAGGAAAATCATTTAAAAATCCCTTTCTAGTTTCTCCCCACCTTTGTGATAAAATTTTAATATCATATTTATCTGATTCTATTAATGATTTAACAAAATCCCTACTTCTTGCTCCATACCCCGAGTATGTGTCAACTGGGGCGCTTATATAAAATGTATTCTTCATTAGTATTCTAATTTGTGATTTATTGTTCTTGTTTTATAATCTGTGTCTTTCCAAAATGTGAATTTTTTTCGGGGGGTCCAAGTTGAAAATAATTCTTCCATTCCTGATGTGAAGGTTTTAGCCATTTTTTTAGAAGTAAAACCTGCTTCATCACCCATAGCCCATTCTCTACCTGCATTTCCTCGTTCTTTTCTTTCTTTGTTTGACATTTGGTATAATTCTACTATTCTGTCTCGAGCATCCCTAAAATCACATCTACTATCCCAAATATAAGGAGTAACTGGGGATCCTACCATACCTAAAGCTTTAGGATAAACAGGTAATGCCCACTTCCCATGTTCTGTAAAAGTACCATTATGGTTTGATGGTATTTCCTTACTATTTGTATACCATTTTCCATCACCATCTATAAATCTCATTTGATCTTGCATACCACCTGTAACATTAGCAATAAATGGGGTACCTGTAAGTAAAGATTCTGTTAAAGCTAACCCCCACCCTTCAGCAGATGAAATTAGGATTACACCATCAGCCATATTATAAAGATAATTCATATGACTTGTTGGTAGTTTTTGATTAGATATTACTACTGTTTGTTCATCTTCACCCATTAAATATTCTATTACTGCTGGTAGATCTGTACCATGTTCACTTACAACTTCCGTATGTAAAACAAATAATACTTTTGATTTTTCTTCATCTGATAAACCATCAATAAATAATTTCCAAGCAGCTAAAGCATCTGGGATTGATTTACGTCTAATATTTCTAGAATTAAAGAATAATATAAAATCTCTATCTTTACCTTGAGTTATATCCTTTTTAAAATTAAGATATTCTTCATTAACTTCTTCTAAAGGGAAGAATTTTTCATCATTTAAACCATGGGGAACATATTTAATAACTTTACCATCTGCTTTATCACCTAAAACAATTTTATTAATAGCTACGGTTTGCTTTGAAATTCCAAATAAAGCGTCACAAGATTCATAAAATTCTTCATTATATTGTGGGGCAGGCATATCATCCCAAATATTAAGATAAGCAATTGGGATATCTCTTCTAATTTCTTCTTCCATATTAAATACCCATTGAAAGTATCTTGGATCTGTAATCAATAAGATAGCATCAGGTTGCTCTAATTTAATAATCTCTCTTAAAGTATCAGGATCACCATAACCATCTACAGGGTATAACTTACAATAAGAATCTTCTATACCTGATTCTTTACTAATATCTTTAGATATATCAGTTACTTTGCCTTTATCTGGATGGTTAATTGATCCAGCTATTTGACACCAATTATAGTGAGAGCTTGTATTTATTACAAGTTCTCTACCTATTTGAGCAACTCCTGAATGTACACGTATATCATCAGTTATGAGTAGAATTTTCTTTCTATCTTCAAGTTTAATATAACCTTCTTTTTTCATTATTTTTTATTCTTTTATTTCTAAATTTGTTTGGGAATTGATTTGTTTTCTAAATTCTTCATCTGTAAGATATAAAAAGATTGCTCTATCTGCAAGTTTTTGGAAACTAAACTTTCTTTTTACACATTCAATTTTAAAATTTTCGAATAAATCACTTTTTACTTTAACACTAGTTAGTGTTGATAATTTATCAGCCATAGTTTTATTTTTTAATTATTTTATTATATCTATAAATATACATATTCTTTAAGATGTTGCGGGACATAGGTGAGTTTTGTGGAAAGCACACCAATTACAATTATTATTTGGACTATTAGGAGTTGCTATATGTTCAACTTCAGCATGTCCCTCTCTATCAAATGCTTTAGTAATGAATTCTTCTAAAGCTTTAGATGCTCTATTCATTTTAACCTTACCAGATGCTGGTTTGAATTGTTGTATTCTAGGTATTACATAATCCTCACTTTTATATAATCTACGCTTAACAATAAAGAATTCAATATCAATATCATCTAAAGGAACATTAAATGTTTCACTAAAGAATTTCTTATATAGAATTAATTGGAATTGTTTGTCTTCATCTTTTTTAGCCTTAGCATTCCACCCAGATGTTGATGTTTTAATATCGATTATATGGAATTTATTTGTAGGTTCATGGTATAATACGACATCCAAAAATCCCTGGTATAATACGTTTGTATACCGCTTATTAGGCATTATCATTATGGGTACTTCACAACCTGCAAGGTACCAACCCCGTTTACTAAAATATTTATTTCTATTTTTAATTAAATAATTAATTATAGTAACCCCATCATCATAAAATTCTCTTAATTGATCTGGTGAACTGAAATGACTATTACTTCTTTTATATTGTTTTTGATATTCTTCTCTTAGACAGTCTTCAAACATACCTATAATATCTTCCCTATCAGCAGCCGCTGCGCTTTCATCATACATTACTGTTAAATAATGTTGAACAGCTTCGTGTAAGGCTGTACCAAATACTGTGTGTATTGTTGGGGTATATTGTTTATGACCCTCCTTATATTGTAATGACCATTTTTTAGGACATTGTCTAAACATAGAAAGTTGAGAAAATGAAACATTTTTTTGATATGCATGGTTCAAGGTTTCCGGAATATAATTTCGGATTTCTTTTACAATATTTGGTACTTTTCTTTTAGACATTTATTTCCATTTATTTCTAGTAACCAACATTGCTATAATTCCATAATTAGAAATATCAATCCAACTATCAATTGATGCTTCACCTGCAACATATGTTTTACCGTTACGCTTTAGAATATTTTTCAAACGATTAATTTTATCATTACAACGAAGCCATATACCTGTAAGTGATAAATCCCTATCTTCAGGTATATTTAAATCTGAACCTAGCGAGATATTACCTAGACCATAATCCATCATCTTACTAGCAAATAAATCATATTGTTCTTTTTGGATTTTTTGAAATTCAATTGATAGTAAAGGATATGTTTTTTCAAAATCAGATTTTGTTCTAATTTCTGTAGGGTTTATTTCCTTATTATCTGGTTGATTTTCGTAATATTTTTCTACTGTACTGCTCATTATAGTATTTTTTTATAGTTAAAGTATGTTTTTAAGGTATTTAACCTATCATCAGCATCAACTAACATTACAAGAGCTTCTTCTGCATTTTTGTAAAAATCTTCTGTGGAATGGTCACCAATACCTACGGCTTTTTGTCCTAATAAGTTTAACGATAGTAGTGCTTTTGCTTTATCGGCTTCAGCTGATGTTGTTAACATTTTTAATAGTTCGGGTGTCATATTTTAAATAGTTGAGTTATTTCTTTTTTTTCTTTACCTATAGAGGTTAATATATTTTTTGTTTCTTGCTTACCTATAATATCAATATAATGATCTGCTTCATGAAATCCAACTTCAAAGTAATTAGCTATTGCTGATATTAGGTCTTTATTTTTAGATTTAATACTTGACTTAATATATTTATTCCATACCTTTCTTTTAGGGATTAAGCTACAATAGAAATTATAAATACCTATTTTATCTGTAGGTTGCATCCTTTGAGCTAAATTAGCTATTTCAATATTACTAGTACTCATAGACATAAATCTATGAACCATGTAAGAATTCCAACTATCCCAATCTTCTTTCGAAAATTGAGATGCTGGTGATTTCTTAACGGTGATTTCATCTAACCAATCCCAAAGCTTCATTATACTATGGTATGATCTTTATATTCTTCTCTAAGATCGACTGGGATAGTTGATTCTAGAATTTTATTTGTTTCAGGATCATAAAATACAGGAATAGGCATAATTGCATCTTCATCTGCTCCTACTACGAATTTTGATACTTTACGAAGTATCATTCCTTGTTGAAAAACTACTTTACCACTAGGTGTTTCAATTGATGTAGTGTTTTTTACATCTACATTCATTTGTTGTTGTTGTTGTTGTTTCGACATTGTTTTTGTTTTTTTGTTGTTTAAAATCAATTATAAATCCTACCGCTACTAAAAAATTTAAACCCACACTAGCGATAATTTCGTGCAAGTCTTTGTAATTATTTAATGATAAATGTACATGCCCTATCATCCAAAAGGGAATAGCCATTTGTTGACTATACCATATTAAAGAGAAGGTAATGAAATCTCTCATGTTTTTTTTAATCTACATTCAGGAATCCAATATGTTTTATTATCTAAATCCCAATAGTTATGTTTTTTTATATCTATATTATCAATATTTATACTTGTTGAGGTAATATTACAAAATTCACTTAAAACATTATAGGAATTTATGGCTATATTATTTATTACCCCATTGTTAGGATTATTAAAAAATGAATAAATACACCCGGGCTTTAAAATATTTTTAATATTTTCATCAAAAGGTTTTTGATCATCTAACCAACAATCATAAAAAACTCCATCAAATTTAGGTAAATCATTTAATACGTCCTGCCAAGATTTAAATATAAGAGTTACATTAGGTTTTTCTAACCACCCATCATCAATCATTTTTTTCTGAACATCCTTATTTGATTCAATAATGGTGTGAGTTTTCGGATTAAATGATTGGATGTAATTATCTATTAAACCTAACCCAAATCCTACATTAAGAATATCACCTCTATTTTTAGCAATTGTAGTAGCTTGATGTTTCATAATTCCACTTTCCCACCCCATCATTACTTCTGCTCCTTTACTATCTACAAGGTTACCTTCAGAGGTATATGTTAGTTTTTCATTGGAGTGGTATAAATTATGACTCATTATAAATGTATTAACTGGTTTATTAAAGCCATACAATTAATTTCTTTATCGATCCTAAAATTTGATTGATAAGAATATTCATTAATATGGTATGCTACCATACCTTCTTTACCTTGAGCAAATTTATCAGAATTATCATATAAGTACCTATAAAATTCTTCAAAATCCTTAACATTTGCGTCTGCAATTATCTGTCTAATCTCGTTAAATTTTGGTTTTGATACTTGTAAACATTCTAAAACTTTTACCATATAGTTAGAGGAGACTAATGATGTTGTATCTAAATTTAATTTATTATCTGTTGTAGATACTTGTATAGTATTAAGCATTTTACGTACATCCGGATAATTATTATTAACTATTATTGCTAAATCATTAACTTTTTCTACATTAATATTTTCTTTATCAATAATTTTATTTAAATGTTTAACAATATCTAATTTACTTGGGGGTACAATTTTTAATGTTTGACATCTTGATTGTAAAGGATCTATAATACGTTCTATAAAGTTACAAGTTAAAATAAAACGTGTAGTTCTAGAAAATGTTTCAATAACATTACGTAAAGAAGCTTGTGCTTGTATAGTTAAAAAATCTGCTTCATCTAAAATAACTACCTTAAGTGGTTTAAAAGACATTGTACTTGCAAATCCTGATACTTTGTCTCTAATAGTTTCAATACCCCTTTCATCACTTGCATTAATATACAAATGATCACAATCGATATTTTTAACAATAATCTTAGCTAGAGTAGTCTTACCTGTTCCAGCGGGTCCATAAAATATTAGATTTTGAATATCATTTTGTCCTATATATTGGTTCATTGTGGATTTAATATTCTCATTTCCAACATAATTATCTAATATAGTTGGTCGGTATTTTTCCACTAACAGTGAATGTTTTTTATCTATCATAACGGTAATATACGAATTATTATTTGCTTCTCCAAATGTTTTTGCTATACTCCTTGCCTAAATTCCCCATACATACTAAAGGTTTTAGGTTTTTCTTTTTCAACATCTATACTAGAGGTTTGAATAGCATATAATTTACTATCAATAGGGTCTAATCTAAAAGCACCACTAAAATTTGTTTGATGGAAAAAAGCTTCTAAGGCGTCTGTTAGAGTTGGGAATATTTCCTTTTTAACATCGCCAACGAGAGTCCACCTGTCACCAGGTGCAACTCTCTTTGCGATTAACTCATTATGTTCTACAACTTTAGTTTCCATATTTAATATTGAGCTGAAGGTGTCATTTCTTTTTGTTCTGGATGATCTGCTACTACACATTCAGTTAAAAGAATAGTTCCTGCTACAGATGCTGCATTTTGTAATGCTGTAATTGTAACTTTAGATGGATCTAAAATTCCTTCATCCTCCATATTAACAATCTTTTTGGTTTTAATGTTATAACCATCCCATATTTTATTAGATTCAATTAAACTTGCTGATAAAATTTCAGCTTGAGTATTGTCATAACCTGCATTAACTAAAATTTGAGTAAATGGTTTTCTACATGCTTTTTTTACAATACTTGCTCCTAAACTATCGGATTTCAATAAATTAGATGCATAAAGTAAAGCTGTACCTCCACCTGGTACTATACCACCTTCTAATGCTGCTTTAGTAGCATGGAGTGCGTCATCTACCCTATCTTTTTTCTCACGCATTTCCGTTTCAGTATATCCTCCAACATGGATAATAGATACACCACCAATCATTTTTGCTAAGCGATTTTGCAAATGTTCAATAATATACGGAGTTTCTTCTTGTTCAATGTGTTGTTGTAAATCATTTACTCTAGTATTAATTTCATCCTCACTACCTTTACCATCAACAATTGTTGTTTGTTCTTTAGTAACCGTTACTGTACGAGCTTGACCAAACCAATCATAAGAAAATTTATCAAGTTTCATACCCTTATCTTTATCAAATACAGTTCCACCTGTCAAGGCAGCTATATCTTCTAGTATAAGTTTTTTTCTATCTCCAAAATCTGGTGCTTTAACAGCAGCAACTTTAAGAATTCCTCTTGCTTTATTTACAATAAGGGTAGCTAATGCTTCACCATCAATATCATCACAAACCAAAAGTAAGGATTTATTAGCATTTGATACACCTTCTAATATAGGTAATAATTCTTTTACTTGTGTGAATTTATGATCCGCAATTAAAATATATGGATCTTCAAGAGTACAACTCATATCGGAATTGTTTGTAACAAAGAAATGTGACTTATAACCACGATCAAATTGCATCCCTTCTACAGTTTCAAGATATGTATCTCCTGATTTTGATTCTTCAATATGAACTACACCATCTCTACCTACTTTATCAATAGCTGTTGCTATTAACTTACCTATTTCAATGTCATTATTAGCTGATATAGTTGCTATTTGTTGAAGTTGTTCTTCACCACTAATTTCTTTACTAATGCTTGTTTTAATAGTATTAACTACTTCATTAACAGCTGTCTCAATATTTCTCTTAATTTCAATAGCATTTTCACCATTATTAAGATGTTTTAAACCCGCATTAACTAATTCTCTAGCTAAAAGTGTTGATGTGGTAGTACCATCACCAGCTTTATCTGCTGTTTGAGTTGCTGCTGCTTTAACCATTTGAGCTCCTAAATTTGGAATTAAACCATCAACAGTAATATTTCTTGCAACTGTTACACCATCTTTAGTATGTGTTGGTGTACCTAAATTGTCATATCCACTATGGTCAATTAATACATTTCTCCCATTAGGACCTAATGTACAAGTAACGGCATCGGCTAAAATATTTATTCCTTTCATTAATTCAGTTCTAGCTTCAGCACCGAATTTTATTTGTTTTTTGTAATCTACTGGCATGTTTTTTATTATTTATTTATTTTTGCTAAAATTTGATTTTCGGGTCCTACCCAATATTCTTCTCCATCATGGGGAAGTTTTGTAAATCCTTGTGTAGGTAAAACTACTACATCACCCACTTTACTAATGGTTTTAACAAACTCACCCATAAGTGTAGATTGTCCAGGTCCTACTGATATAACTTCCCCGGTTTGATTTTTTTCATTTCCCATATCTGGAACAATAATGTTTCCATGTTGGGTTTCCTCTGCCTCTATGGGCTTAACGATAACTGCGTTAAATAAAGCTTCTAATTTCATATTATTTATAATTGTTTGTAATTTACTATTTGTGCTAACTCATCTCTTAATTGATCCCACTTTTCAATATATTCTTGTAGACTTTCATAGTGATCTTGCTCATTATGAAGTTTTTCCTTCATAACTCTTTTTAAAGCATTTCCAAAGTCAGCATGGTGAGATACAGGCTTTTCATAATCCTTACCTTCACTACCTTTTTCTAAATATCTTTCTTGAGGGGTTACAACTTCGTACACTGTATAACAATGTGCGTCTCTCCCTATATAATAGGGTTTCATTCTTGGGTCTGTAATTTTTGCCATATAACTATTTTTTATTTATACCGTAATATACGAATAAATTTACGGTAAACCAACCTAAAGGGCGCTTTAGGTTAATTAATTTTAATAGTTTTTGGCTTTGCTTCTTTAGATAATGGTAATGAAATCTTCAATAATCCATTTTCCATTTCTGCAATGATTTTGGTAAGATCAAATTTAGGGGCAATTTTATACCCTAAATTAAATGATTTTCTACTTAAACCGTGGTAAATATACCCTGAGAGGTCTTTTTGTTCTTCTTCTTTTGGTTTAGTGTAAGAAATTCTTAATACATCCGATTCAATTTCAATTGAAATATCTTCTTTAATAAGACCTGTACATGCAATCTCGAAGTAAAGACCTTCTTGATCGTAGTAAATATCTAATGGATGTGGTTGTTTAGAATTTAGTGCAGGAGCATATGCTTCATCTGCTTTGAATAAATTTCGATATAAAATATCGAAGGGGGTGTGTTCTTGGAATAATGTACTCATATCATTTGTTTTTTGTGATGTCTTTCGATCATCGGTTAGTAAAATAAAACGTGCGCCCTTAGGTCAATTTATAATACATATAATGGTTTTTATTTTCTTTAACAAGAATTAAAATTCAGTTTCAGCTTTACGAACCATATAATATTTTGATGTGATATCCTCTAAATTAAAATCTAATCTCATTAATCCCATACTACTTAATAATAATTTTCCACCATTCATATCTTTATTAGCTTGTAGAATAGTTTTAAATGTATCAGAGTTAAAAGGTAATTTTAAATTAGTTTCTTTTACATCACCTAATACCTGGTATGTAATTTTATTGTTATGTCCTGACTCGTCACCAAATACAAATTCAACTACATCTACACCATCTAAATTGGTTGTAGTTGTTACTAACATATTATCTACTTGGGATAGTGCACTTTTAGCTTTAATAATATTATCAATATCTTCTTGAGATAGATTTAATTCTACTACCCATTCAGCTTCGTTAACTTCTCCTACTTTGCTAATTAGTAATGGATCAGATAAGGCATAGTTAAGATTGAAATTAAGATCTGATATTTGTAGTTTTGTGTAAATTGCTTTATTCTTTATAAGTTCTAGAAGTAAATCACCACTACAAATACTAATTAAACTATTTAATTTTTTAGTATCATATATTGCTAATTTACAATCTTCTAGTTGAAAGTTAGCACAAGTTACATTTCCTATTACATCCTTACTAGGGGTCATAAAATCAACATTTAAAAAATTGTCTTTGACTTCCCATTTTACGGATTCATTTGTTCCAAGATAATACTTGTTAATTATTGATTGTACTGTTAATTTATTTATCATATTTAAAATTTAAAAAACATTTCTTTATAAGGGTTTAAGTTTAGGGTCCATCCTAAATCATTGTAAAATCCTTCTAATTTATTTAATAATATAGATTCGAAGATTTTTTTTCTATCTGCATGTTGGGTGATGAATGTATGAATTTTTTCTGGTATATCCCACTCTAAAAATGCAATTGCATCAATTTGGTATGGGTTTGGTTTTAGATAAATCCATTTAATTTTATCACCTTGAGTTATTTGGGGATGTTTCTTATTTAACCCCCAAAAATTTAGTAAGTCATTATATCTAATAACAGCTCTGACAGCGGCAGGTGCTCCTTTAGCAACTACAGTAAACATCTCTCCGGCTCTTGCTTTACGCTCAGTATATTTATTTAAAGTTTTTACTGATGTTGGATTACCTAATTCTGTAAGGGAAATTGAACCATCTAGAATTTGAGTTTTAAATGATTTTAATCTAGTATCTATTTCACCCTGTTCTGCTCCCTTTAATACATCTACTAATGTTTTATGAAAAAATTTACCCAATACTGGTGGGGAATTTGCTTTTTTAAATTCAAGTCCTTTAACATCAAGTGATTCTTTTACAATACCTTCCTGTTTAGTAATCCACTGTGCATACCTTCGAGTTGCTCTAAAATATGCAGCTCTAATAACACATTCAGTTTTCATCTCTAATCTGTGTTTACCTTTAGCATTAAAACAATCTAAAGCTAGACTATCGTATGAATCTGTTATAATGTCTTGATATTTTAAAGCTATTTCTTCTAACTTATCATCTTTATCTTCACTAGGCATTTCATCAAATGATGGGTATAAATGTCTAAGTAAGGGTTCAGCATGTATATAAATGGAATCTGTATCTGAATAGGCTACATAGTTAGTATCCTCTATATCACAAATCCACCATGGAGTATCTTCTATATGTTTCATAATGGTAATTCTTCTTTAATAACTTTATTTATATGTCGATTTGCGGCTAACGCAGATTCTTGTATAATACGCTGTCCACTAAGCGTTATAGCTTCAGATAATACAACGTTACCATATCTGAAACTACCTAAAGCTGTTGCACCATATAAACTATTTAACAAAATTTTCATAGTATATTGTTTCATATGAAATGCAGCTCCTAATTCCTTATCACCGGATTTATAAGCTTTTGACATTTTATTTTTATATAAAACTCTTTCATCAAACCACTTTTTTAATATTGTTGATAACACGGATTCACGATCTGTATTAAACATAACACCATTTGCTGATATTGATAAATCATTACCTTCAACCATAGCAATTAATCTACCTACATTAACTTTAGTTCTACTTCTTTTAATATTTTCTACTATAAACTCTTCTTCAGGATCTCTGCGTTTTAGGTCATTTAATCCTAAACGATTATTTCTATCATCAGCATCTATAATTCTACCAACCATAGTTTCTTTACCAATATTAATAGTCATTATAATTGAAGGATATAGTGATGTTAAATCTTCATCAAAAACATAATTATAAATTCCAGCTTTAGGACAAAATAAATAACCACCAGCATAGTTTTTCTTTGATAGTGGATTACGATCCTTAGCAGGTGGTACTATTTTCTTGCTTAAAAGATATGCTGAAATTGCTCCATCTTGTGTTTTAGTATTTGCATATACTTCACTATAGTTATGTTTACCCTTATGTGCTAAATTTTTAACTAAAGATAAATAATCTAACTTTTCGTCTAATACTTTTAAAATTTCAACATCTCTAAAATTATATTGAATAAATTTTAATGGATCCTCTTCAAATAATTTATCTAAATTTCCATCATATTCAATTTTATTTAATCCAGCATATTTTTCACCAATGGCATCTAATTTAAATGATGGTTCATCTGCCCAACTAAACTTTTTATGTAAACGCATATAATCAAGAGATTCAACTCCAGCTATTTGGATATATTGATCCTTGTACCAAGGTGTTTCTCTAACATAACCAATTGGGGATAGATATTTGGCAACATCCTGACCTAAAACATTACACATTCTATAGTATAAATAAGGGATATCAAAATAATCACTATTCCACCCTACTATAATATCAGGATCTATTTCTCTAAATCTTTCTAAAAATTTTAATAGTAACTCTTCTTCTGTTTTACAGGGAATAATTTCTTTAGTTTTGGCTTTAGTTCTTTTCATTTTAGATTTTGGATCCAAAATTAAAATAGCCCACTCATTAACTTGTTTATCATACCAAGCAATGGATGTTACTTTCTTAGGTGCTGATTTAATATAATCTTCTGTAAGAGCATCACCCATTTCAGTTTCAATATCAAAAAATAATTCTTTTTGTGTTGTTGAGGGTTCATCGTTTATCCCATACCTTTCAACTAGAAATTTTTGGTAGGGAGTCATATCGTGAAAATGAAGTTTGGAATTATCTGACTTCCAATTTGCTATCTTTTTTAATGATTCCCCGTTTAACCCCATATGAGTTGATTGGTGATCTTCACATTCAATATAAGCTTGATTAGTCCATTCAACTTTACTATAACCCTTATCCTCCCAAAGGTGGATTAGAAAGTTATTTCCTCTTATTCTCTGTGCGAAACATTTTTTATACATTTATAACCTATTTTGACCACAATATAATAAAGACTTAACCCGTCTCCAAGTTAAGTCTTACTATTTTTTGTAATTATTATTTAAACTGATTTTAATTCTTCCTCTGTAAAGAATTGTTTTAAATCTGGTCGATAATATTTAACATTTTTCATTACCTTCCTATCACGTGTTCTATAGACAATATAATAATTACCAACTTTCTCATAGTGACACGGTTCTTTTTGTTCTTTTGACCTAAGCTCCACGGTCGCTTGTGCATCCTCTTCGCTTGAACAAGCTTTTGACATATTCGACCCTTGTACTTCTTGATAGGCTGGCCATATTTTATCTTTAAGACCATGTAACATAGTTCCGTTACCCAACGAAACATAGGCAATGTCACATAAAGCATCAAGAACCTCAACAATATTTCCTGTTTCACAGGCATGTTTATATTCTTCAAGTTCTTCAAGGATGAAATCATAAACAAATTGCCATTCTTTCTTTTCGGGAATTGTAGGTTCATAATTATTTGGTTTACCCATAGTGGAATTGAATTCCTCTACTTCATTTACAAATGGTACATTACTTTTACTCATAACTATTATTTATTTAAATATTATGTCCTCCGTTATTAATCTTTAGACTGTCAAAAAATTCTTTTCTTGATAAATTATCATTATCTCTAAATACTCCTGATGCTTTTGTAGTGACCATTGAAGCACCTTGGTGTTTAACACCTCTACAACTTACACAATTATGTCCTGCTACAATAGTAACAATAACACCTCTATTTCCTTCAGTAATTTTACACACTGCATTATGAATAGCTGATGTTAGTTGTTCTTGGATAGCACCTCTACGACCAAATAATTCTACAATTCTGTTTAATTTACTTAAACCAATTACTTGTCCTGCTTCTCCAGCAATATATCCAATATGAACTACTCCTCCAATTGATTGGTGGTGATGTGAACACATTGAAGTTAATGGAATATTTCTTTCTATAATAATTCCATCATAACCATCACTTGGAAATGAAGTAATAGGTGACATTGCAGTATATCTACCTGCCCATAAATCATTTACGTATGCTTTAGCTACACGTTT